CTTGTTCGCGTGGCTCGGCCGGCTCAACCGGCGTGCTCGCCCTCGTTGAAGGCCATGTCGGTGATCTGCCGCAGCAGGTTGGCGTAGTGGGCGACATGGTCGACATGGCTCCAGGTGACCTCGTCCGGGCCGACATCGAAGTGGTCGTCGCTGAGGCTCTGCAGGCGGGCCAGCATGGCGTCGATCTCGGCCTTCCTGGCGACGAAGGCGGCGAGCGCCTTCTCCTGGTTGCTGGTCTTCGGGGTCGGGGTCGTCATCGTCGCTGTCCCTCGGCTGGTTGGCGTGGGTGCATGAATCGCTTCGATCGACGCGTGTATCCAGTAGAATATCGCTCTACTGGTCGAGATTAAGTTGTTGACCTGGAACGCTTATCGCCATGCGGGCCACGAGTAACCGCAAGCTGGCCCAGGCGCTCGGGGTGAGCGAGACGGCGGTCAGGAAGGCGCTTGCCGCGGGGCGGATCAGCCGCGATGCGGACGGCGGCTTCGACGTCGCCGAGACGAAGCGGCAATGGGACGGCAATACCGATGCGGCGCAGCAGCGGCCTAAGGCGAAGCCGGGCCTGCGGCCGGTGCCGGCGGCGGCGGCGGCGGTCGACAGCGTGCGCGAGACGCTGCGGGATCAAGGCGGGGAGCCCGTTGGCGGCTCGCCGAGCTTCCTGCAGGCACGCACGGCGAACGAGGTCTTGAAGGCGCAGGAGCGCAAGCTGCGGCTGCAGCGGCTCAAGGGCGAGCTGATCGATCGGGCACGGGCGACGGCGCAGGTCTTCACCCTGGCGCGGCAGGAGCGTGACGCCTGGGCGCAGTGGCCGGCACGCGTGGCGGCCGACTTCGCTGCCGCGCTCGGCCTCGAGACGCACACGGTGCAGACCGAGCTGGAGGCGGCGGTGAAGGCGCATTTGACCGACCTCGCCGATCTCGAGCCACGGCTCGATTGAGCATCAATCCCGAGGGGGAACGCTGGATGCGACGCTGGCTCGCCACCAATCTGCTCGACCTGCTGCGCGACGCGGCAGTCGGCTGCCTCATGCTCGCCATGGTGCTGGTGTCCCTCAGGGGGCTCATCGGCTGAGCCATGCGCCTCGACGACTACGACGGTGCCTCGGCGATCGCCGCCGCCTGGGCCGATGGCCTGCGTCCCGACCCGACGCTCACCGTCTCGGCCTGGGCCGATCGGCATCGCGTCTTGAGCCCTCGGGGCGCCAACGAGGCCGGCCCCTGGCGAACGTCTCGGACGCCGTATCTGAAGGAGATCATGGACCACCTGTCGCCGTCGCACCCCTGCCAGCGGGTGGTGCTCATGAAGGGAGCTCAGACGGGCGGGACCGAGGCAGGCAATAATTTTTTGGGATACGTCATCCACCATGCGCCGGGGCCGATCCTGGCGGTCCAGCCGACGGTGGAGCTGGCCAAGCGGTTCAGCCAGCAGCGGGTCGAGCCCTTGATCGAGGCGAGCCCGATGCTGCGGGAGCGGATCGCTCCGGCGCGGTCTCGCGACAGCGGCAATACGGTGCTGAGCAAGACCTTCCCCGGCGGCATCCTGGTGCTGACTGGTGCCAATTCTGCCGTGGGCCTGCGCTCGATGCCGGCCCGCTATCTGTTCCTCGACGAGGTCGACGCCTACCCGCCCTCGGCCGACGAGGAGGGCGACCCGGTGGCCCTGGCGGAGGCCCGCACCCGGACCTTCGCCTGGCGGCGCAAGGTGTTCCTGGTCTCGACGCCGACCATCAGGGGCACGTCGCGGATCGAGCGGGAGTACGAAGCCTCGGACCAGCGGCGGTTCTTCGTCGCCTGCCCGCATTGCGGCCACTCTCAGTTCCTGACCTTCGAGCGGCTGCGCTGGGACAGGAACAAGCCCGAGACCGCGGCATACCAGTGCGAGAGCTGCGACGAGCGGATCGAGGAGCGGCACAAGACGGCAATGCTGGCTGAGGGCGAGTGGCGGGCGACCGCCACCTCCGCCGATCCGCTGACGGTCGGGTTCCACATCTCCAGCCTCTACTCGCCCCTCGGTTGGCTCTCCTGGGAGCGGATCGCGCGGGAGTGGCTGGCGGCGCAGGGCTCCGACGAGGCGATCAGGAGCTTCAAGAACGGTGTCCTGGGCGAGACCTGGCAGGAGAGCGGCGAGGCGCCGGATTGGCAGCGGCTCTATGATCGGCGTGAGCAGTGGCAGAACGGCACGGTGCCGTCGGGCGGGCTCTTCCTCACCGCCGGTGCGGATGTTCAGAAGGACCGCATCGAGGTCGATGTCTGGGCCTGGGGCCGCGGACTGGAGAGCTGGTTGGTCGAGCACCTGGTGATCGAGGGCGGCCCCGGCAGTGCCGCGAGCTGGGCGGGGCTAGATGCCTTGCTCGCCCGTGCCTGGCCGCATGCATCCGGTGCCACGATGGCGCTGTCCAGGCTCGCCATCGATACCGGCTACGAGGCGCCCGCCGTCTATGCCTGGGCCAGGCGGGCCGGCTTTGCCCAGGTGGCCCCGGTCAAGGGCGTCGAGGGCTTCAATCGGGCGAGCCCGATCTCGGGCCCGACCTTCGTCGACGCCACCGACGGCGGCAAGCGGCTGCGCCGCGGGGCGCGGCTCTGGACCGTTGCCGTCTCGACTTTCAAGGCGGAGGCGTATCGCTTCCTCCGGCTCGACCGGCCGACCGACGAGGCGACGGCGGCGGGCGAGGCCATGCCGGCCGGGATGGTGCACTTGCCGTCCTGGATCGACAGCGAGTGGGTCAAGCAGCTGGTCGCCGAGCAGCTGGTGACGGTGAAGAACCGGCGCGGCTTCCAGAAGCTCGAGTGGCAGAAGCTCCGGGAGCGCAATGAGGCGCTGGACTGCCGGGTCTACGCCCGCGCGGCAGCCTGGATCGCCGGGGCCGACCGTTGGCACGAGCGTAAATGGGCGGAGATGGAGCGTGAGCTCGGCGTCGCCGGCACGACGAGCAGTCCGAAGAGAGCAGCGCTGCCGCAATCGGCCGACGCCCGCACAGCAACCGATCAAGGTCGCCGCGCCGATTGGCTCGGTGGTCGGCAACGCAACTGGTTCCGCTAATGACCACCTGGACCGAGACCGAGCTCGCCGCCCTGCGCCGGGCCTACGCCTCGGGGACACTGCGGGTCAGCTATGACGGCAAGTCGGTCGAGTACGGCTCGGCCGAGGATTTGTTGCGACGAATTCGGCTGATCGAAGGCGAGCTCGCGGCCGCGACCGGCAAGCCCAGGCCACGCCGCAGCTTCGCGTCCTTCTCCAAAGGCTGAGTCCATTGAACTGGCTGGATCGGGCGATCGGTGCGGTGGCGCCGGGGACGGCGCTGCGCCGTGCCCGCCAGCGCCAGGCGCTGGGCCATCTGAGCCGCGCCTACGAGGGGGCTCGGGTCGGCCGGCGCAGCGACGGCTGGATCACTGCCGGCACCAGCGCCAATGCCGAGATCGGCCCCGCACTCTCCCGGCTCCGCGAGCGCAGCCGCGACCTGGTGCGCAACAACCCGTACGCCACCAAGGCGGTGCAAGCTCTGGTCAGCAACCTGGTCGGCACCGGCATCATGCCGCGGGCCAGAGCCAGCCGGCAGAAGCTGGTTCGCGATGCCGACAGCCTGTGGCAGCGCTTCGCCGAGACGGCGGACGCCGACGGCCAGACCGACCTCTACGGTCTACAGGCCCTGGTCGCCCGGACCATGGCCGAGAGCGGCGAAGTGCTCGTGCGGCTCCGGGACCGCCGGCCCGAGAACGGTCTGCCGGTGCCCCTGCAGCTGCAGCTGCTCGAGCCCGATCACCTCGATCACAGCAAGACAGCCGAGCTGCCGGATGGCGGCTTCGTCCTGCAGGGCGTGGAGTTCGATCAGCTCGGCCGACGACGGGCCTGCTGGCTGTTCCCGATCCATCCGGGCGAAGCGGCGAGTTTCGCACAGCAGCGGCTCATAAGCCAACGGGTGCCGGCGGACCGGGTGCTGCATCTGTTCGAGCGGTTGCGCCCCGGGCAGATCAGGGGCGTGCCGTGGTTCGCGCCGTCGATCGTCAAGCTCCGCGATCTCGACGAGTACGACGACGCCGAGCTGGTCAGGAAGAAGATCGAGGCCTGCTTCGCTGCCTTCGTCACGGGTGACGAAGACGGGGCGACGCTCGGGGCCAGCTCGACCGATGCCGAGGGCCGCCGGATCGAGCGCTTCGAGCCCGGGATGATCGAGTATTTGCCGTCGGGCAAGGACGTCCGCTTCGCCACGCCAGGGGCAAGTGGCGGCTACGCCGAGTACATGCGGGTCCAGCTGCACGCCATAGCCGCCGGGGTGGGCCTCACCTACGAGCTGCTGACCGGCGATCTCAGCCAGGTCAACTACTCCTCGATCCGCGCCGGGCTGATCGAGTTCAGGCGGCGCATCGAGGCGCTGCAGTGGCAACTCCTGGTCCCCGGGCTCTGCCAGCCGGTCTGGCGGCGGTTCGTGGCGGTGGGCCAGGCCACGGGTGCCCTCCCACCCGGTGCGATCGGCGCCGAGTGGACGGCACCGCGCTTCGAGGCCGTGGATCCCCTGAAGGACATCCAGGCCGACATCCTGGCGGTTCGTGCCGGGCTGATGACGCTCAAGGAGGCGATCGCGCGGCAGGGCTATGACCCGGCCAGCGTGCTGCCGGAGATCGCCACCACCAATGCCGAGCTCGACCAGCTGGGGATCACCCTCGACACCGATCCGCGCAAGGCCACCAGGACCGGCGCCGCCAAGCCGGTGGACGAGCCCGACGACAAGCAGGAGACGTCAGATGACTGAGGCCGCGCTGGCGACGGCTGCTGCGCCAATCCCGACGATGCCAGAGCATATCGACCTGCCGCTGCAGCATCGCCACGAGGTCCGGCTCCTGGGCGACAG